CTTTTCGTGAACACTATCTTGACTTGTTCGCTAATATCATGGAAGAGCGAATTCAAAATTCGTCTCTTGTGGGAATAAATCCTTACTCAGAGGACTGGGACTATCTGGCATTGAAACTGAAAAGTATTGCGCATCCAAACGCAAAACAATTCATTGCCACCGATTTCACAAATTGGGATGGTACTCTGAATAGAGATCTTCTATGGATGATACATAGCTTTATCGAAAAGAGCTATTCGCGTTCCTCCAAAGTGTCAGAAGCTTTGTGGAATGATATTACTACTTCACGTCAAGTGTTTGGTAATGTTGTCATCCAGATAGTTAGGGGTCAACCATCCGGTAACCCTGGAACAGCTATCATCAACACTCTCTATAACTACGGAATTACGTATCTCTGTATATATGATCTTCTTGAGAATATTGGAACTCTTGAGGCCTTCCGGCTTCAAGAGAACCTTGTTAACGAGTTCTATGTAGCAATATATGGTGATGATAGTATTATCGCGTTTAGTCGTTCTCTGTCAGAAACTTTGGATATTACAAAGTGGTCAGAATGTATGTTATCATACGGTCACTATTGTACGCCCGAAACTAAAGATGGAGAAGATATTGTTTATAAAACAATGCACGATATATCTATTATCAAAAGGAAATTCGTTTACGATTCAAAGCTACACATGTGGTTAGCACCACTTGAGTTAGCATCCATACTTGAACCATTAAATTGGGACAGGTGTGAGCAAGAATACGTTCAAAAACAACTGCAGATGCAAGTTAATTCACGCATAGCAATTAGAGAGTTGTGTATGCACACACCAGATATTTTCAACCAGTATCGAGACCGAATAATTGATCAGTGCGACAAGCATCGAATAGTATTAACTCCCGATTGTTTTTACGATCAGGAGACTCTACGAAAGATGGTTCGCCGCGGTGATAATGTATTCTACTTCGCAGAAAATTCTGTTGATGGTGCATATAAATTCGACTTTAGTGCACACCCCTCAACAGTTGAGGGTATGGACACTATCGTAGCCAAGAATTGGAATGAAGGCAGAATGTCTTCCTGCACAATTCAAAATTCAAAAATAGTGAGTAGGAATATTTATTCCGGTGGTCACTCCGAT